CCTACTATGCAGGTACTTCAAGAGATGGCACTCAATGCCAAGACGCCCCATGTTCGGCAGATGGCCCTACTTGCCCTGCGGAGGATTGTGCGTGAAGGCCAGAAGGTGAACTGATGCCACATGACAGGCTAAGAGATTTGGGGCGGGAGAAGCCCGATGAACCAGAGGTTGACCCTGCTGATCGCAAGTACCTTCGGGGAGATATCAGAGCTCAAGTCATGGCTCGGGTTGATTCCAGTTACACCTTTGGTTTGGAGAATGATGCCATGCAGCTCATCATGCGGGGTGGGCGAGGTAGTGACCTCATTGAGGCCCTGCCTCCTCACAACAACAAGACGAAGTTTGAGGACTGGATTGCGGATAGTGCGGGGATACAGACTGTGGCTCTATCTGAGTTTGCAGGAGTACGCCCCGATCCGCTTAACGAAGCTGAGAGACAAGGGATTCAGCACTTTCAGAACTTGGAACGAGTGATATGGGATAATCTCGGGAACGGACTTCCATTGGGATGGTTGGTCAAATTGCATCCAGATGACATTGAGTACTTCTTTGAGCCCGAGATCACCCGTCAGATTCTCAATGCTCAGGAGTTCTACCTGGCAGAATTGAATGAGCAGGCTGCACAAAAAGAGAGTGTGGAACGCAGAACTGAGGAGATCCTCGATGCTAGTCGTCGGGTAAACAAGCTGGGCGATTTCTTCGTCTTTGCAGAGGTTCCCCAGGAACGGCCGGACCCCACGCCCGAAGAGGTTGAGGCAGCACGGGACCAGGCCAGAAGGGAGCTTGAAGGTACAATTGCCCTAGAGCAGCCGGGTGCCGCAATGGCTACAATGACATGGGGTATGGCTCGATTGGGGGATGTAATCAACATTGGTGCAACTGTCATCGGGGGTGCGATGGAGGCAGGCTACTACCTGGGCGGTGGTATGGCCGACCTTATTCCCGGTGAAGGGGACCAATGGCTCTTGGACAACTTCTCCAACTACGCCCTTTGGAAGAAGATATCAGACCATACCCTGCGACAAGATATCTCTGAAGCTGAAGGTCGGCTTCTTGATGACGATGCTGGTTTTGTACAGGCCCGAGAGGTCTATGGTGATGTTGCTTGGGAGGAACTTCAGGCCCAGGGAGAGGTAGGAGACTTCATGACAATGGGGCTGGGTGATCCAGTGATGGCCAAGGCCCTTTTCGAGCAATATCTTGATACACTCATTACGGGGCCGACCGAGGTCCGGGAGCAGATTTCTACTCTCCAAGAACAACTTGATACTGAAACACTCGACCTCATCGGTGCCCTGGAGGAACGAGATTTTTCGGTCAGCAAAGCCCTTGTTGATGGGATTGCTTTCTATGGACACAACGTACCACTGCGCCTAGCTTCATATGCTTCTGTGGCGCTGACACAGGAAGATCTGTCTGAGATTTTCACATCGGAGGGATGGCGTGACATCCATGAGAAAGCTGTCCAATCCGACTTCTCCCCGGCCAAGACGCTTGGGATTGAAGGAACCCTTCAGGGCTTCATGCTAGACTTCTTCGGCCCGATTCCCTTTGACCCAACTGTCTGGATCTGGGGACCCCGAGGCCGGACGGGGATGCCCTCTTCTGCTCGCCAAGCACAGCGGTATTCAAACAGTCCGGTGGCAAGACAGACACTCAAGGATGCAGCGAAATCCCTACAGGGTGGCCGGACAGAGTTTTCTACATTGGCTCTCTTGGAGGGCCTTGATGCCGCTGGTCTATACGACGATGCTGTAAGGATTGTTGAGGCTGCGGGTGATGATCTTGCAAAGGCGGTGGATGGTCTTCAGCCGCTTATGGACAAGGCTACTCTCCTTGGTGAAGGGCAGATGATGCCCCAACGGACCATCCTGTCAGCAATGCTGAACAAGAGTGTTCGTACAGGACTGAGGGACAATGGGCTGGGGCCGTGGGTCAAGCGCTACTTTACCTCACAGAACACAGGTTCATGGATCCCCTTCTCCGGTCATGGCTGGCAAACGAATATGAGACAAAACGTCATCCGTATCTGGGGGGATGATATGGAACGGGTCAATCATTGGCTTGGTGAAGTTCGTTCAACCATCAAGAAGATTGAGGAACCAATGACTGGCTACGTTGATGATGTAGTGGGTGTGCGGACGTTGACAGACGAGCTATCAGTATTGGACGATATGGTTGGGGGGTTGAGGCCCTCAGAGCTGAGGGCTTCGGCAAGAGCTGGTGTTGAAACAGAAGCGGCTCGTAGTGCAACCCTTAAGGGAATTCTGGAAACACCGGACGATCTTGTCTTTCACGGTACTACTGGTAGGTCAGCAGACAAGATACTGGAGGGTGGCTTCAAGGAGGGTGGCTTGACAGCCGACTCAGCCGCAGCCAAAACCTTTGCAGTTGAGAGGCGTAAGGTTGGAGGCGGCAAAGAGGTCGTTCTAGTCTTCCGTAAGTCTGAGTTGCCTCCCTTCATACAAAGAGCGTTGGCGAAAGGCGACGACATTGGTGACGTATTTGCTGGTCTAGATGCTGGCTCCATTCCCAAAATCAAACCAGTTGGCAGTTACCTTGCTTCAGAGGGGATTGAAAAGATGGTTCTGAGGGAAGGGGGGGCGGCTCCGAAGCTGATTCCCAAGCAGGTTGCAAAACAGGCTGACCAGGCAGTTACAAATGCAAATCAGCTTCTTTGGCAAGCATCACGGCATCGAGCAGAGATTGCTGGTATCAATGCCCGTATACAGGCAGCCCGTACTGCTTCAGGAGCAAGTCGTATTGAGCTGGTTGAGCTAGTCAGCAAGATGTATGACGACTTCAACCGACGATACATTGCTACACGCAAGGGGTGGAAGAAAGATGTCAATGCGGATGGAATAGTGCCGTGGGAGATACTGCAACCCCGAAGAGGAACAGCGGCAGGACGGAAAGCTGTCAAGGAGGTTGATGAGGGAGCCTTCATCCCGAAGGAAATACGGGAGTCAATTCAGGAAGCCCGTCATGGTCTTGATCCAGAGAAGATAATCCAGGATCTAGGTTTCACACAGAATGAGGTAATGGGTATTGGTGCTCCGCTGTCCCCTATTGATCTGATTGCTGCCACTGAGCTATTCGGGTCCAAGTGGATCCGGTGGAGCAACATGCGGTGGGGTGATACGGTTCGCCAAACTGCCAGTTCACTTCATCGGGCGTGGATGATTGATAAGGTCTTCAAGGTCTCAACAGGCATAGTCGTGTCAGTCGATGAACTGGTTCGTGGGTTCCAGCAGTTTGGTACTCGGGCTGTTTTTCAATACCTGGAAGACCGTGTGATGCTTTCCGCCGCCAAAGCTAAGGCCCCATTTAGTAAGGTGAAGGGTACTTCTCGAATTGACGTTCTTGACAAGAGTCGAGCTATCTTCAAGAACGAGCGGTGGAACAAGCGGATGCAAAACCTTGAGAACTATCCTGTGGCTTACAAACAGATGGAGCGTCAGTTCTATGAGACTGTTGGAGATGGTGCGTGGACTGATCTGGCACCAAAGGATCCCGGTTACCTTCTGGCAGCCGACCGATTCACGGCCAACCTTCTTCAAGACTCTGGTTTCCGAGCTTTCTTGCGGGGCCAGGATGACTTTCTCAAGTGGTGGGATACTCCTGATGCCGCACATATTCGTACTCGGTCTACCTTTGATTGGGGTGACGGTCGAACCCGACTGGCTACCGCCCAAGAAGCCTTTGATGGATTCCGAGTGCTCTATGAAGACATGATCCTTAAGAGTGTGAAGCCGGAAATGCGAGGTCGGGTATCAAAGATGTGGCGGGACACAGCGAAGCGTATTGATGACACCGGACAAGCCACTTCCCTTCCCGAGTGGACTCTTCGAGCTGCTGAGATGCCGGTACGAGGGGTTGACACGAAAGCTATGGGGGCAAATGTAGGTGTTGCAGGCAAGATGTCCAACAAGTTCTTTGATTGGATGTTCATGACCCCGACCAACTATCGACGTGGCTTCTTTGCCGAGCTGGTACGGAAATCAGAGCGAAACCGTTTGGTGAAACTGTATGAATCACAGGGGCTCCGGGTAGTTGCTGATAGTGCTCTTGACGAAGTTCTTCGTCTACAGGGGCTTGGGGGCTCGACTAGGCTCGGGATTGGCCCCGCCCTTGAAAAGGTTGCGGAGCGCTATGGTGTTATCCCGGAAAGCAGGATTACCCGAATTGTGGAAGGCCGAGTGGCCTACGAGATGGAGCACATGATGTACTCCTGGCACATGACTAGTCGGGCAGGCCGATCAGCCGCTAATAAGATCACATTCCCGTTTGGGAAGCCGTATGCAGATATGTGGGCGTACTACGGTCGGGAAGCCCTCACTCGTCCGGCATTGAGGGGCTTCGTGAACTCAGACAACTTGGGTCGTTTGGGTGGTATTGCAGACACGATGAACCAGTGGATGCCCGTCAACCCGAAGCCCGCCGCATTCATCTCTAGGGTGGCTGCAACTGATTTTGACCTAGACAAGGCACCTGGGGAGCCAGACTTCTCGCCCCTCTTGTTCCTTCCGAAAGAGGGGGAAAACGCTTTTTGGTCTACGATCCCAGGACTTGGTTTGCTTCCTATGATGGCTATCGATATTCTCATAGAGAGAACCTATGATCCAATCAAACAGCCAGAGCAGCATCAAAAGCTGGTAGATTCGATTGCTCAGTGGATTCCGGCTGTTGGATTCCAGGGAGCAAGCCCTACTCCACGGGTACTAGGCGGTGGAATTGCTACCACAATTGGCAAGGCCGGTGTTGCTGTCACTGATGCGATAGTCGGAGAAGGCTGGCATGAACCAAAGGCGATACTTGGTGATCTCCGGGGAGAAATCATGACTAATCGGAAACTCAAGAGCATCCTGGCTAACCCGGAGGAGTGGGAGGATCTGATGGGAATGGCAGAGGAGCACTTGGATGCTGCCTATGCAGGCTTGGTTGGTGAAGCGTATGGCGGTGGTCTGCCATATGCAGCCGAGCTTTATGCCCGCTGGTTTGTCCCGGCCCGGATGGACTTTGATTCCACTGACGATGATGTTACCAATGTGTGGCTGGAGGCTGCTACGAGGTTCCCCGAGATAGCCCCTGATGATTTCAGGGAAGTGGATGATGAGCAACTGAAGAGACAGTTTGCAGGAGATATCCGCCGAATCTACTACGATCTGTCCCGCCAAGAGCGTAACACTATGTTGGTAGAGTATCCACAACTAGCGGTCAACTTGGTTGGTGGCTGGCAATGGACTGACCGAGCGTTTGATAAACTTCCCGATAGATCCTCTTTGCCATACAGATCACAGGGGGGCACTGAGGGAATAGCCGAACATCAGTCACTCATCACACGGGACATGATTCGTCCGGTTAAGACTTCCTCACTAATCCACCGAATTGTTGGGATGGTGTTTGATGCACGGGTCACAACTGCCAAAGCTTTGTATACCGAAACCGCCACAGCAATCAATGAGCAGCTCTGGGAGCATGTTGTTAGTCCAGCTTGGAAGCACTGGTTTGAGGGTATGGCTGAAGCAGGCGAAATGGATATCACAGATGGCGAAGACCTGTGGCTCAGATGGGGCAGCCTTGAAGAGAAGGCTGAACATTTGGTTGGACCTGTTGCGTTCCCACAGAAGCAGCAGTCTTGGGGGACGAGCTATGCTGGGCTGGATACTGACGATTTCTCAAAACGATTCCGGGAGCAAGAGATCAATCACATCACAGAACCAATGATTGAGCTGGCTGATGCCCTCGACATCGATCTCACTGTAGGTATGACGGGCGAGCAGCTTGTCAATCAGATCAGTGAGGTAATCAGAGAGAACATAGGTGGCTCGGCGTTGGCTTACTACTCTAAGGCAGAGTACGACGCCTTCAACAGTACTCGGAGCGCCGGGGCCAATGCAGCCTCGACCGCATTGCGTGAATTGGTAGCAGGACCAGGCGATACTGAATTCCAACAGAATGTTCGTGATCTAGTCATCTATGCTGAGCGGACTATCGAACTGCGTAGTACAGAGACGGGGACAGCCGGGATAAGCCGGGGAACTTCCGATCTTGATATCGACCGGGTTATGAAGGTGCGAGAGGACTACGAAAGGCTTGCCCAATCTAATCCAGATAGCGTCTTTCCTTGGAAGAATGTCTGGGCTGAGGGATATGCAAGCACCTTTGGCAAACTGGATTGGACGATCCCAACGCCCCCTGTTATCGAGGACAACCCGAATGCCTACCGCCCCTTCCTGTGGAACATCGTGGACGGTGATACCCTTGTCGTCTCTCAGGAAGCCAATGCGCCCCTTATCGATTTCCCTGGTGAGGACTTTGACGCATTGACACAGGTGGCTGATACGAAGCCTAAGCTCTACAAGGTCCGGCTCCTTGGTGTGGATGCACCCGAGTTGACCAGCGAGGAAGGTGCGGCGTGGCTTCAACGCCTGACAGACGCTATCATGGAGGCTAATGAGAAAGGTCTTCCTATCACCCTTGTCCGAGATCCCGACCAGTTTGGCTCTAACACGGACTTCTATGGCCGAGAGCTTGCGTGGTTGTTCATTGGCGATGTCCCCTACTACTTCGAGGAACACTTTGAGCCAGGAGAGTAACTATGGCACATAGTCCCCCGCCCGTAGACTCGGGCCTCGACGACGAGAAGGAACCCAAGGTAGTAAAAACGCCTGCTCTTGGTAAGACTGGTGTTGTCTGGCAGGACCAACTATTTGACACGATGATATCGCAGACTCGTGCTCTAGCTAAGGAGGGCGGGATGAATGCTGATATGGCCGAGGCATATGTGCGGATCTCATGGGGTGGGCTTCTTGATTACATCGGTAAGGACATCTTTGGGCGGGCTCAGGTATCGCTATACGGGGATGCCAATTTGACCATGACCAATACCGCTGAGGGGCTTCAAAAGCTTGCTGGAATTGGAATGAACTGGATTGCTGCCCGAATCCCCGGCTTTTCAGGACTCACAATTGGGGGGGGCGGCGCTAGAGGACCAACCAGTGCTGAAATCCGTCAATCATTTGACGTAGGTCAACTTGCTGGTAGAGCTGGGGATCTGTGGCGTGGATACCTGGTCGAGGAGCCACAGGATGCAAGGGGCCTCGCACGAGCCTATGTCGATGCTGTGGTACGGTCAGGGGCCGAGCAGAAGATTGACTTCGACACATTTGTTGTGGATCGAATCAAAGCGACGCCTCGGTACGCAGTGATGTCGAAAAACAAGCCCAAGGGAATGGATTACATGAACTACATCGCCCCCTTTGTGGGTTCAGCCCAAGAGATTCTTGGCGGGAACCAGGGACGGGGCGGGATTAGCCAGGTCGTCATGTCGGCTGCCGGGCTAGGTAGTGATCCACAGTCTTTTCGTGAACGACTCAAGAGGTCGGATACAGTGACAGGTTCTTCTGGGTACATCAACTCTCTAACGGAGAAGACTTCGGGTATATCCCGAGTCTTGAAATAGCTATGGCTAATCCTCTCAATATCCCCGATGGTATCTGGGCTGGTCTCTCACCCGAGGAACAGGCTGATATTATTGCAACTGAGGAGGCTCGTGAGAAGAAGGCTGCTCACGTTCCGCATACCACTTCTACCAGTACCACAAAAAGTACCAGTACGCCCAAGGCATCGGAACCCACTGCTACTGCAACTCCTGACGAAACCCTTGAGATCCTCTCGGGTCGAGACGTACAGTGGTTCAAGATTGGCGGGCTCTACTACGCCGCCTACAAGCTTCCGAACTCCGCACGAAGAGCGGTATTCGAGGCTACTCCAGCACAGATGGATGCTATCTTTGGTGTGGGGGTTCGGCCTGGAGCTGCGATCCTTGATGGCCTTCAAGACCTAACCTCTCAGGAGGGGATGCATTTCTCTGGCAACATTGCCGAGCTTGCGGGGGAGGGCAGCTTTGAGAATGCGGTAGAACGAGGTATTGCTCTGGCCTTGGATGGTGGAGCTGTGCCGGATTGGGCACGGGATGATCCAGGAATCTGGGACATCATCTACATCGCCCAAGCGGAGAACAAGAGTGAAAGCTGGACCCTTGAGCAGATCCGAAAGACAGCATCATTCCAGCAACGGTATCAGGGTATTGAGCACCTGGAAAAGATAGGACTCGATCTTCCGAGCGCTGTGTCGGCGTATAGGGAGTATGAGACTCAGCTCAAGCAGATTATGCTGAGACGGCCTGGGAGCCAGGAGGTCACACCAGGTATAGTGGGAGCGCTCCTTGGGAAGGGCCACAGCACTAAGGATGTGGAGTTTGTCTTTGACACGTTTGCTCGGATGGAGCAAAATCAAGCTTCTCTAGAGGCATTCAATGCGATTCTTGTTGAGAGTGGGCAGAATCCCCTGGGTCCCGCAGATCAGTTTGCATTCATGTCAGGGCGTGCTCCAGTAGAACTGTACGAGATTTGGGAGCAGGCTTCGATTCTGTCGGCAGCTCAGCAAGCTGGTATAGGGGGAATGGTTGATGCCAAACATGCAGTTGCTCTGGCACGGGGGACACCAGGACTGACTTCCGAGGGTGCTGCTCTAGAAGGGATGCAGAAGGCTGCACAATTGCTTCTTCAGTTCCGTCAGGAAGTGAATGTCGGGAAGTACAACATCAATCAGGAAGATCTGATTGACATTTCTCTCGGGCTGGCCCCACGATCTGGGCAGTCTCAAACTGAGCTTTCCCAAAGCCTGACTCGGGCTGTCAAAGAGGCTGAGTCATTCCTCAAACCAAGGGCCAAACCATTCTTCAGATTTACTGAGGAAGGTCGTCCTCGTGCCGCTAGTCTTGGGGCATTGACGCAAACAGCGCTCTAACGATAGTTAGCGTTCACTAACGCTGTTCTATGTGCTATACTCATAAGTGCCGATGGCCGTCACCTTGGGGTCCATCCGCTGCACACTCCGTGTGGGTTGCGCCAGGGTCGCTAAAAGGAGAGTGAAAGGCTCTCAAAAATTCCCGGTTGATCCCTCTATGACCGGCGTAAGTGTAAGAGGAGTAAAGAGCACATGAGCGACGAAGGCAACAAGAGTCTTGATGATGGAGAAAAGCTACCGGAGTTGAGAAAGGCTTATGACACCCTGAAAAGTGAGCATGAGACTCTCCAAACGGAACACCGTACTCTGCTAGCCACTACCACGTTCAAGGAGGCGAAGTTGGACCCAACGCACGCTGAGTTGTTTCTAAAGGTGGTCGGGGATGACCCCATAACCGCCGAAGCAGCAACAGAGTTTGCGAAGAAGTACAACCTCCCGCTAACCGAGAACAAGGAAGGTGGCAAAACAGAAGACCCTCCGACAGGCGGAACCGTTCCCCCAGAGGATCCTTCAAAGGAACCTGGAAAGGGATTGGAAGGCATGTCGAAGGCAGGATCCGTACCTGCTGGCAGCGCCACTCCTGTGTCTGGAGTACCGAAGATGTCAGTTTCGGAGTTTGCGGACCTACTGTCCAAGGATTCTGCTACCGCCATTGCGAAGTACCAGGCCGGAGAAGTGGAGCACGCCGAAGGCAATGTAGCAGCCACAGAAGCTCTGCGTCGTGGGGATATCAAGGGATAGCCCTCGAAGCCTAGCGAAAGGAAAAAGGAGCTGATGTAGACAAATGGTTGATTTCACAACGAATCCGAGCACGACCACGACCTACAATGACACGGTTTACGCCGCAATCATTGCAGATCTCGTGCTGGATGCGCTGATGGCTTCCGTTGTTACCCCTCCTCTCCTGGCGCACTATGACCTACGGGATAAGCCGTCCAAGGCTGTTGACATTCCGAAGGCAGACTCGTTTACCGCTGCTGCGGTCTCTGAGGGTGCAGAGTTGGCAAACACTGCTCTCACCACAGCGAAGGCGACGTTGACTGCTTCGGAAATCGGCATCATGGCGACTATCACCGATGTCCTAGAGCTGTCTGACATTCCAGCCGCTCACGGAGCACGACTCCGTCAGCTCGGCCGGGCAATGGCTGACAAGCTCGATGTGGACATCACTGCACTCTCTGCTGGTTTCACGACCTCAGTGGGGACTACCACCACGGCCCTGGGCCTTGATGATGTCCTAGAGTGCATCTTTCAGTTGGAGAATGCTAACGCACCCAAGCCGTTTGTAGCCGTGCTACATCCGGTGCAGGTCGGTGACTTGCGTACCGCACTGAGTACGCAGTCGCAGGCAGTCTTCGTTTCTGAAGGAATCCGTGCAGGTACGCAAGAGGTTGGTCCTGCTGGGCCTGGTTTCTTCGGAAGCTGGTTTGGCATCGACACCTACTTCTCCACTAACATCGCCACCGCTAACTCCGGTGACGACCGCAGTGGTATGGTCTTCTCAAAGGGCTACGCCCTTGGGATGGTCGAGAAGTGGTCAGCCAAGATCGTACCTATGTACTGGCCCCCGATCAGGGGTTGGGTCCTAGTTGCCAGCGCCATGTATGGCGTCGGAGAGATTGTGGATACTGCGGGCCTGAAGCTCGTAACGGACGCATAATCTATAGGCGAGTAAGCGGCCGGAACAGCTACCCTATGATTCGGCATAGGAAGTAACCAAACGGAAGGCACCGGATCAATGCCTTCCAGAATCCGAAAGGAAGAAAAATGAAGGTAACTAAGACAGGAGTAACTCTGGATCGGGTTGAAGAACCCGTAACGGCTGCTTATGGAGTGGAGTTCGATTTGGACGACGAAGGTCGTTCTATCTCTGATTCTGTAAGGTATCCCGGTGAAGGTGACACCATTCATGTGAAGTTTGCTGAGCCAGGCCGAAAGGTCGAGCACAAGGTAGTCTACACTGTGAAGGCATTGTCGCCCGATGGTGTACTTGTTCAGCTCCCACTAGAGGAGCAGATCAACAATCATGTTGCGAGCCCGGAGGACTTCGTTGGCCTTCGGTTCTATACCCGAAAGGGCTTCACTGTACTGTGGGACTTTGAGCGCCGTCTTGGTGTCTACTGTCCAACCCGTGATTGTTGGGCAGCATGGAACGCCACGTTTGACGGAGCTTGTTCTCCCCAGCACAAAGCGATAACGATACCGACAAGGGCACCCGGCAAGTTCTCTGATGGTGCTACCACGAGTCGTTCATGGCTAGCCCCTCAGTAGGCAGTAAGTTCGGCTTTGATCCACACGAGAAGGTAACCGCCTCGGATCTAGGTGAGTCATGGGGTGATGGCTTCTTCGTGAAGAAGCTTGCCCCGAAGATTGAGCCTACGCCCCCAGAAGGGGAAAGGGAGGTAGCAGACCCAATTGTGCTGAATCGCCCAAAGACGGTTGCTGAGAGGGAAGATATGCCTCTTGAGCTGGCAGCAAGGTTGATGGACTACTACATCGAAGAACTGAACAATGATCTCATTGTGAATCCAATTCGTGATGGGATCCCGCAGTGCTACATGCATAGGTTTCCGCCTGGTTGCTATCATGGCTGTGCTACAGGTATTCTCCCCCGAAAGGTGGGTGCCTCGTTGGGTGAGGTCTTTACTTGGGTTCAAGGGTTGATACGGGTCAACTTCAAGCAGTGGGTGAAGAAAAACCCACAGCTCAGAGGATACCGTTCACCCGTTTAATGGAGTAGACTGAGGACATGGCCGTTACGCAAGCATCACTTCGTATTCGCATCAAACGGATGATCTATTCTGCTCGCCCTGCCCTTCGACCCTTCCGGGATTACATCCAAGATGTGGGTGGGATCAATGCCACTGATGTAGAGATGGATGTGATCGATGGTGAAACTTGGTCGATTGGTGATATCGTTTGTTTTGACGATGGAGATGAAGCTCGGGTTACGGCCATTGCGACCAACACTCTGACGATTGTTCGGGACGCAAATGGGACCACGGGCTCAACCCACTCACAGTATGATGAGGTTGAGAAGAACGCTCGCTTCACCGTTCAATCAATTGATGATGCCATTGAGACAGTGCTCTCTGACCTATGGCCGAACGTCTACGTCCTTTCACAGGGAACGCTTGGCACTGCTACGGCTGGGACAGAGTGGTACACCGTGACTGATACGGACATTCGTGAGGTCCTGTCTGTCTTTTATCAGAACGACTCCTACCTCAATCCTGTACCGATGTTTGGATGGGAGTACCGTACACACTTGCCCTCGGCTGAGTTCACACAGGAGCAAGGGATCTTTGTTCCGAGCTTCTGTGGCGCTGATATTGGAGATTCAATGTACTACATTGCTCGGGTGGAACTCACTGTGGCCACTGAGCTGTTGGATCGACAGGAGCCTCTTGTAGCTCTTGGGGCTGTCCACAATCTACTTGGCTTCCAGGGAGTTGTGCGGACTCATGATCCAGGCCAACGGACAGATCGAACAGTTCAACCTGGACAGACTACTAGGGACTCCATTTGGTTCTTGCGAGAGTACCGAAATGCTAGGACTAGGGAAGAGATTCGACTCCACAAGGAGGAGGAACTTATTCCGAAGCATCGACTCCAACAGCGGAAGAGGAGGTTTGTTGCCTAATGTTGGGCGAAGCCTTTCATGTCAGTATCAATGGAATCAAGTACCGTCTGGCGGAAGATGCAGAAGGCACGCATTACCGGAAGTCTCGGGAGCCACTTCGTGCTCCTGTAAGCAACGTGGTTCTTGGGGAGAAGGGGAAGTTCCACTTGCGGCCCGATATTCTGGAGTGGGTGCAAACAGATTTCCAGGGTGGTGAGGGTCAACAGAAGTGGACGCCTGATACGGCCAACAAGTATTGGTATGGAGAGAACGTCAATCCTTTTGTAGAGTCGGGGAACTTGGTTCTTGGGCCAGACTACGAAGTGACACAGGACTCCACAGGTGTGGCCGACTTTGCTGAGACAGTGATGCTGGCTTCTGCAATGAGTTCACTTTGGGCAATGCAATGGGAAGACCCTGTACTGTACGCAGTGATTCATGAATGGGATAGTGTCAACGAAAAGTGGGGTGCAGAATTCACTCAGGACTTCGGGACTAGTCCCGGCTTCCATATAGCTGGTGCCCGAGACAAGATGTTCTTTGCTACCCCTGAGATAACCGCACTCGTACAGTCATTCGATGGAACTGATTTTGCATTCCACGGTACGGATTTTGTCAAGGGTGGTGTTTATGGTCCCCTCAGAAGCTATTGCTACAATGTCGTGATGGAAGACGGTGCCCTCGAAGTGGGGGAGTTCAACGTGCTTGATCCTATCAGCTCGACCATAATCTATGATCTGGAAGCGGGATCATCTGGGGCTGGTTTTCAATCCTCCTATGCTTCAGTGGGACCGAATGCTTTGTATGTCCTGGCGCACCCGAACCCGAACGAGACTGCTGTTCATAGGATTACTCCAACTACGCCTGCCGCAGGAGGCTTTGGGGAAGAAATCTTCCGGTTGATGGGGTTCATTGGGGAGGCTGTCTTCTATCACTTTGGGTTGGTACTGGTTATTGGAACCTATACGGGTGCTGCCACTGATGACAAGGAGTGGGTTCTCCTCTACATTGATGACACTCAGGATAACCCAACCTTTGGAATTGTCGGGACTTTTCCGCCTTCCCGAAATAGCACACAGCCACCACTCATTACTACGGGCCGTGGATTCCTCTCCTACTTCATGGCTGCTGATGAGAATGACGACTGGCATCTGATGGCCTATAGCATCAAAACAGGAGGAATGGCGGGGCTTGCCAAAATCACGGAACCGCAGGCTTCATGGAACGGGGATCCTTCGCACGCCAGCCTAGTCATCTATGATGATGATGTGTTCTGGCCTTCGGTTGATGCAAGCGGAAACCCACGAGTCTATCGTATTCTGAAGGACACCTATGCGGTTGACACTGGAATTTGGGAGTCATCTATATTCGACAACGATATCCTTGATGACAAGATCCTCTTGTCAATCAAGGTGACGACTGATCCACTTCTGGAAGATACATCCGTGGTAGTGAAGTATCAACTCAACCAGGATGGAGTCTGGCTTACAGCCGGGACAATGGATGCAACCGATCAGACGGATGAGGACTTTGTCATTTCAACTGATGCGCTTACTCGGGAGTACAGCAACCTTCAGCTCAGACTAGAGCTGGCTAATAGTGGAACCAACACAATCACACCTAGTGTTCGGTCCATTCGTACCTACTCTACTGTGGCGGCGGGGATCCCAATTTGGGACCTGCTCCTCTCTGCCACCGATGAACTTGGTGCCCTTCAGAATCGGGCATTCTCGGGGACGACCTTGATTGCGAATATCGAGACAGCGGGGGATAGTGGTCAGGTTGTAGCCCTTCTTGATGGATACTACTCCAGAGATCCAAGTGTCTCTACGGAGTATGATGTTGTTGTGGACGCCTATCAAACCATTCTTGACCGGGCCGGTGAAGGGGTCGTCTCATGCCGACTGCGGGCGGTCATCTAATGGTCAACCCACTGAAGCAAGTTGACCTTCGAGCACAGGGAGCATACTCGGATACCTACTCGGATACCTACCACGGGGACTTCATTGGAATTTTCCATGCCAAATCGGGGGGACAAATTGCCAAGCCTTCCAGGGAACCGTCTTGGCAGATCGTGTCTTCCTACTTCCAATTTCGCAACGATATCCCTCAAGAGCAAGCTGCTATCTGGGCAGCCATTACTACTGAGTGGTTAAATCGTGCGACTTATGCTGACAGGCCAACACTCAAGGCTGCAATCGACGCCGCACTCACGACAGCCGGGTATACTTTGCTCTAATGACACTTCCTACTCGCACCGAAGGAGATGTTGGTCACATTGCTGACCAAAACTCCTTGCATACTCGCTTCAACAACTCTGTGGAAGTGCTCTCGGGAACTTTTGCAGCTCGGCCAGGAGCCGGGACCGTAGATGCAGGGACGCTGTACGTCACCACAGATACCGCCCAGATATTCCGATCTGATGGTGCATCCACCTGGACAGAGCTTGGTGGGGGTGGAGTAACCGATCACGGTGCCCTAACTGGACTGGACGATGACGACCATTCAGCAATCTACATGGACGATACCCGTCATGATGCAAAGGACCATTCGGTTGCTCTTGGGACGGCGATTCTTGAGGACCTGAGCGATGTTGTTCTTTCAGCTATCGCTTCTGGTGAACTCATCAAATGGGATGGCGCAAACTGGATCAACAACACGCTGGCCGAGGCCGGGATCAGTGCCACAGGACATACGCATAGCCACGCTGATACGACAGGGAAGACTTCAGACGACCACCACGATGAAGCGCACACGGCTGCTAGCCATAGCGACCAGGGGGCGACTGGTGCAGAGTTGGAGACCCTAACTGACGGATCAGAGACAACGCTCCACTCCCACGCAGGAGCGGCCGGAGATCGCATAGGGGCAGGAGTGTATCGCAGTTCGGCCCTTGATATTGCCAATGTGACTACCACTATCGTTGCATTTGACACTGAGCTATTTGATACCGACGCAATCCATAACGCTGCTACAGGTGTTTTCACGATCCCCACTGGAATGGGTGGCCTGTGGCTCCTGACCACCTTGGTCACATATGATGGAGCGGCGTCGGGCGTGCGCCAAGCGTATTGGGACCTGAACGCTGGAACTAGGCTCGTCACTGGCAGCCTCCCTGGTACTACGGCAGATTCGCAACGACTCCAGGCAGTAACAGTTGAAAACCTAGCGGCTGGGAATACGCTTAGAGTCTATACATGGCAAAACTCAGGTGCCACCAGAGCGCTGGGTGTCGGTAGAGAGAACACAAAGGCTTCAGTGGTATACTTGGGGCCAGTCGCTTAGGAGAAACAGTGCTTAGTCCAACCGAATGGGGAGCCCGGATCAACTATGACACCAAGGACTGGCGTCCCTGGAATCCTGACAAGTGGGTGGTTCACTATGGTGGCAATGCTACCCGAGGAGCATACGACGGGGTTGCTCGGGAGAAAGCTGTCCTTCGAGCGTGGGAATGGTGGCACCTTGATGGCCGAGGCTGGGCAGGAATCGCTTACAACTACGCCATTGGGATGTCCGGCACGGTATATCGACTGCGAGGAGAGCAACGCTCGGCAGCAACTTCGGGAGACATAGAACCCGATGGGATCCCGGAGAACTACGAAGCCAGAGCTGTGGTCTTCATTATGGGCGGGTATCAGACTCCAACCGCCAAGGCACTCCAGGCGTTTAAGGATCTCTACCAAGAGCTAGGCCCCGATCTTCCAGTCATTGTGCATTCAGATGTCCGTGGAACCAGCTATACTAAGTGTCCAGGGACCTTCCTCAGAGTGTGGGTCCATAGGAAGGAGTACGAAGTGCAGTTTACGGCAGAAGAAGAGAAGATCCTCAAGGAGTTTGCCCGAGGGATCAAACAAATGAGTTCCGAGGGACATGGCTTTGCTGTGGCGATGATAAAGCTGATTCGTAGTCTGCGGAATACGTTCCGCCAGGTCTAGTGAAACACCCAGGTTTCTGGGTTCTGATTCTCCTCCTAGTCATGGCACTAGGGTCTCCAGCTATCGGAACAGGTGTATCGATCCGTGACGCCACAGAGTGGCAAGAGGCAGCCATCCGGGATGTGCTGGCATGGGAGGAGCTACCCCCACTCCAGCGCCCCATTGAGATACGGGTAGCGGCGGGGAACTTTGCCGGATGTACGGGAATCACGATGCAGGCTACGACTTCCCGGGATTGGCTGGAGTACGTCCTTCTTCACGAGTATGGGCATGTATGGGACTGTCAGCAACTTTCTCAAGCAGATAGGAGCTTCCTGTTGGACTGCTTCGATTGGGACTGCCGGACCCCGCACGATCCGTCATTGTCCTGGAGGAGTCCTGGCTTCCGTCCGCAAGAACAGTTTGCTGATATGTTTGCAAAGATCGTCCGAAGGAATCACTATCCGGATTCACAGGACACCACCTGGAGTATCTTCTCTGAAGTCCTGATTTCTCGCATGATTGTCTTCAGAACCAACTTCCCCAATAGGTGATCCTGCTACACTAGAGGCATGAACTGGTATACATGGGTGTGGATTACCCTTTTCGCTCTAGCCTTCCTCTTTGAGATCTACGTCCTGGTCTTCGGTGTCGAAGGAGGGACCCTATCTGAGCATCTATGGGCGCTTCGAGAGATGAGCCCGAACTTCTTCAGCCTGCTAATCTTCTTCTTACTATGGGCAATATACCACTTCATCTTCCAGCGAAAGGCAACATGAGAAGTGAACAGCAGATCGTAGAGACACGGGCATGGAGGCGTTCTCGCTTTCCAAGCTCGGCTATTACGCTCGGGGTCTGGGTTGCGGTCATAGTCAAACTCGTCTGGTTTGTATAGATGAACCCAATGTGGAAGAAACCAGGTCCTCCTTCACATGCTCCCAACCTCGGGGGTCTAGTCATACCGGACTACTTTGACACAAAGCCCTGGCTTGGCTACAGGTCTTGGTTGGTTACCATGTCACGGGATGGGAGGGGATACACACTCCGAAGCCTTCATCTCACCTATGAGTGGAACATCACCAATACCGCAGTCTGTGAGCGACCAATGATGCAAAGAGATCCTCTACATGATCCTGTGGCACCTGATCCCAATTGCTCCTGTGGCCTCTATGCACAATTGGCTGATTACACCCTACCTGAGTGGGAAAGGCTTAAGCGAGGAAGACTTTCCGCAGTGGGTACGGTTCAGATGACAGGTAGGATCATCAAATGCAGGAAGGGCTACAAGGCTCAGCATATGCTGATTGAATCTCCGGTGATCCTAGAGGCTACATGTAAGTGGCCTTCCTGTGACGAACCTCCCGTCATTGTTGTCCCAGCGAATTGGAGTGTCAGTGGAAGCACAGGAATTGGGTCCGGTGTGGAGGCACGAATCTTCTGCGATACGCATACTCCAACAGGTAGCTGGAGAGAAGAGGGGGGAGGGATCGAGGTATCAGTGGTGCTTCGAGAAGCCGCACGCCAGCTTCGTGTTCGGTATGAAGAGCTACAGGTGCTATCATATGTAGACCTAGAGGAAAAGGAAACATGGCAGATATAGGCGAACAAGAAGAGATCATCGAGGTCCAGCCGCTCAGAGAGCCGGAACAAGTACCCGTCCCTGCGCCAGTACCCGAGAAGATTCCGGCGAAGGTCTGACAAGGTGCTATACTAGAATCATGTCAGTTCTACACTCTCGCAGTCGGAAGGCAAGTCAGATTTCAGGAGGTCCCCTTCTGGGTTCCATCCGAGCACGATTCGATGCAACGTCTGGTGCTACTGGAGAAGTCGCATCCGATGACGATGCTGACATTCTCGCCGCTTTCCCCGACGTTCAGGAGGTAGGCGACCTCGGTCTTGATGAAACCGAAGGTACTGCCGGTAATGCCGGACTCATCATTACCGTCCCGGCAGGCAAGTACTGGCGTCTCATTGGAATGGTTCACCGTCTCGTAACCGATGCCAACGCCGCTGACCGTATCCTTGTTGTGGACATTCGGGATAGCTCCGACGCTACAATCGAGACAGTCTCACATGTAGCCGTTGCAGCCTCAACCACTGTCATGAGAGTGACACATTTCGGTGAGGATGTTGCCGGTGATGCCGCAGACAAGGCGCTTGGCACAGGTGTCGACTTTCCGGTTGTGGGTCCCTACCTACAGCCCGCAGAAGACATTGAGATTTCTGTCACTGACGGTGTAGCAGGCGACTCGTATGACGTATACCTTCTGTATATCTCCTACGACAACGATCCTCGATAGAGTGAGTTGGCCCAACGAATAGGCTAGGTTTTCCGGTTATCCATCGGAATAGAGTCAACTAGCGCTTCAATCCGAATCAGGACTTCAACCGCTTCATCTGGCGATGTCACCACAGATGCGTACCCACCATTTGCATTGATCGTATTGATGGCGTACTCCTGTGCCTTGGTTACGTTGGCTCTAGTGCTAGGACGTTTGACTTCAAAAGCGACGAACACGCCCCTGTAGCAGCCGATGATATCGGGGATGCCTGACTGGTAGGGACTACCGTGTATCTTCCGCCAGTAGCCCCCTTCGAGCTCTAGAGCCTTCAGGATCTTTGCGGTGATGGCCTTCTCTAGAGGTTCAGCCATTGGAGGGCCCCATAAACCACTAGCCAGGCGGCAATGAGGATCATGCTTATGCGGAGCATGTGGATCATAGCTCTATGAGCCCGTCACTGATACTACTGCCATCATCATCAGCGCCTCCGTCCGAGGAGGACAACGCCTCTTCTGTGAAGAAGGGTACGTCGGGCTTCTCAGCAATCGGCAGAACACGAGCTACGTTCTTGTAGCCCTGGTCGCTAGAAGGATCTGTGGCAATGATGACCGTTGCCTTCATTCCAACGAAACGGGTGGGATCAATGCGGGAGGTCCCCTCTTCGAGAGAGGATCCAAAGGCATTGAGAACCTCATTCACCTTCCACAAACCGCCGCCCTTGAGCCAGGTGACGATTCCGAAGTTGAGTCCTTCTACCTGAAAGACCCACTTCCAACCGTAGTTGTCAGTCTTCTTGGCATCGATATCTTCGACATCAACAAGGGTTCCCACATACTCACCGTCCTCAAAAGAGGCGTAGTCAAACCGTGGTTTGAGGTCTTCCTCCGTTAGTTCGAGGGTGCGTGGGGTTGCTGTATTGCTCATGCTTTTTCTCCTTTCGTGAGCTTGATGAGCTTTGGTATGGTCAGGTTACTGACCTCTCGGGGCAAACCGAGCTTCCGATGCTTGGCCACAGATCTGTGGTCAGGCCCGAACTGCACGGCATAGATAGCTCCCTTGGGATTGTCACGGACAAAGGTCCGGCCAATCACGTCGGGAGTCGCTGTCAACACTCGAAGAATCGAGGGTGACACATCTGGAACAAGTGGGTAGAGCCCTTCCTCTGGATCTACTCGGTCTTCGTCCCGATCTCGGAAGCGAAGCTGAGCAGTAAAGATGACGTTCATGGGCAGCGAGCTGAACAGAAGGATCCAGTGGCGCACATACGCAGCAATCTGGCCATAGATGTTACGGGGATCGGTCCCTTTGGTGGGGCCCCTTTTGAGTGCCTCGATGAGGTTCGTCTCCGCTGAGGCCACATCCTGGAGAGACGAAACGGAGTCCACAATGACAGACTCCCACGGATGGCCTGGGTTGGCCAGAGTCCAGATCGCATCCTCTACATCTTGGATCGACCGGATCGGAAAGACATCTACATCCATGTCTCGAACTGACATGAAGCCTCCCTCTACATCGAGAAGGACAGGCTTGGGAGCTGTGGCAGCGAGGGTTGTCTTCCCACTACCGGGAGGCCCATAGAAGAGCGCCTTAAGAGGGCGAGGATCGGTTCCTTCGGTTCGGCCTGTAATTGATTCGGGCATTACTTGATCTCCACATAGGTTCGGTTGAGCGATTTACGCTCTCTATACTCAGACAACAGGATTCCCTTGGTGTCTATTCCCATAAGCTCAGCTCTGCAAATGGGCTGGAACTCACAGGAAGAACAGCTTGCTACCCCGGCGCTCTTGGGTAGCACCACTCGGGGCCAGACCCCTGTAGCTTCCGCATCCTTGATCCAGAGAAACCATTCCTGTAGTTCCCGTTCCGCTGTCTCAACAGCAATCTCAGGCACGATCAAGTAGTCCCGCCTGAACCAGCGCCGGTTTCCAGACAGCTCGGCCAATCGGTTAGTCAGCTCGGGGTAATGGGGTACATCGTTCTTCACAGCAAAGTCAAGAAGGATGTTGTAGGTAGTATCGACCCGGTTGACATCACGGACTTTGCCATCCTTCCGCAGCTTGGGGATAGTGGGGGGCTTAGTCCGCAGCCAGTTGAAGATGAAGCCTTTGACTTGATCCCCATACAGCTCTCGCATCCCATACAGGTACGCCAAGTGCTGAAGATCATCCATGTTGTCCCAGGGCTCGGGAAGGGCGATTGTACTCTTGTGATCCACGATCCAGATACCGCCTTCGGACTCTTGTACCACTAGATCAGGAGTGAAACCAAACTTTTCCCCGTCACGCAACTTCACCTGGAAGCTCTCTTCATTGTGGAGCACCTTCCATCGAGCATGGTCCTCGGGATACTGAGTCACATAGGACTGCATCAGCCCGAATGCCTGGACGGGGAGATCTACTAGCTCCCCAAATGCGTCCTCGAACACATGCTCGGCTACCAGTTCATCGTGAACTGTTTGCCAATCCTCTTCAGCATGGTGGGCTGACATGAGTGAGTGCATCCAGGAGCCTAGTTTGCGGGGACGGGCGGGCCACTCTCGCTCCAGCTCACAGACACGAGAGTAGTAGTGCGCTCGTGGGCAGCGCTGAACCTGTCGAATCTCTGAGAAGGAGTACATGCTAGGCGTCTCCCTCGGGCATGATATCAAGAATCTTGTGCATAATCTCACCCATGTCGTCGGGAATTGGCCAGCCCATTACAGGAAAGACCGTATGGGTTCCCGGCCACCTGGAATGCTTGCCCCGTCGGGTTGGGTGACTTACCTGAATGAACTCTGCTAGATGGGGTGGAGACACACACTGAGATTGTCTGCATCGTGCATCAACTACAACGGTGAGCCCACACACACCACACTCGAAGTTATAAACGAGCTTATCCAGAGGGAGTATCTGAAGATCATTCATACCAGTAGTCTCCAATCGTGTAGTCAACCTCTATGGGAACCGTGAGGTCTACCCCAAACTTCTTGTAGATCTCTTCTGGGATTCTCTCCATGATCCTCTTAGCTTCAAGAGCCACATCTTGAGCCACATCAGAGGGGGCTAGTAGTAGCACTGAGTCATGAATTGTAGCCAACACGGTGTAGCCTTCCTGATGGATCCTTGTCAATGATAGCAGCATCAGGTCGGAAGCAAACGATTGGACCGGATGATTCAGCGCTGCACGTTCCTCGTGCATAGCTTTGCCACGATCAGGGGAATCGATGAGGGGGAAGTACCGCCGCCTACCGATAGGTGAATCGATGTACTTCTGGATCCGAGCGATGGCCTGGGTCTGTGCCTGCCAGCCTCGAAGTCCTTGGTAGGTATCGAAGAAACGAGAGTGGTAGGTCTCTGCCTGTTTCATAGAGAACTCCAGCCCGTAGTCGGCAAGGGCAATCTGCTGGAGCTTCCGGGGGCCAGCCCCATAGAGCAGCGCAAAGTTGAGCGTCTTCCCCGTCTGTCGTGCCTTCGGGTCTCCGATGACAAGCTCGGCAGTCAGGGTGTGGAGGTCCACGCCCATTTCGTAGGCCCGAAGCATCTCTGTCTCATCCGCAAGCCAGGCAGCAATGCGTAGTTCGATCTGTGAGTAGTCCAAATCAATGACCTTGTGATCCTCAACCCCACCAAACAAGCGACGGAAGGCAGCCTCTCGTGGGACCTGCTGGAAATTGGGCTTCTCGGATGAGAGCCGTCCAGTGACCACATGTGAGGGCTTGTACGAGGTATGAAGGTAGCCTTCCCGCTGGAGGTTACCCCAGGGTCGAATGAAGGTGCTAAGCCGCTGGCCCACAGTCTTGTACTCCTCAAAGAGAGGAATGATGGGATGGTGTGTCATCAATGCTGCCCGAACTTCTTTGTCCAAGGAGGGCATTCCGGTCTTCGGAGTCGTCTTCACCACAGGGAGTCCCAGATCGGTGAAGAGGACCTGCTGCATCTGCTTGGAGCTATTCGGGTTGAGCTTGGGCCGCTTGGTCATGTCTCGAAGTTCCTCAACCAACTCAGCCTTTCGATCTTCCAGCTCTATCTCCAGATCCCCGAGCCGATCAAGGTCGATGGGGATGCCGCCTAGCTCTAGCTCCAGGAGGGCATCAATAGCAGGGAGCATGAGGAACTGGAACAGCCGGTTCAGACGGGTGTCCTCACTGATACGGGGCTTGTAGACTTCCTCATAGAGTCGCCACGTTCGGGAGGCGTCGATTGCGTTCATCGTACCAATCTTCTCGAAGGGCTCGTTCTCGATGTTCTTGTAGTCCACATCCTTGTAGGGAGGGAGGCCGAGATGAATGCCCGAGAGGAACTCCAATGACTTCTTCTGGTTCGGGTCGATGATGTACTGAGCTGTCATTGTGTCGAAGCCCAACTCCAGATCGATCCCCTGGGCTAGGAGCACCTGCCGGTCGAACTTCCCGTTGTGCATCTCCCACTTGATGTCCGTCCCCCCCAGAATCTCAGGAGGGACAACCGCCCCTCGGCCCCGTCGTAAGTCAAGGACGTATACCTTCTTGCCATCGAATGTAATCGCCGCTGAAATCAAAAAATGCTCCTCATGCCACCAAGGAAAGGGGGTCGTCTCCAGATCAATAGCTGCACGGTCATGGGTCAGTAGATCCTCCTTCAGTTTCCAGGACTCTGCTGTCCCAACCCATACGATTTCGATATCCGGTTCATCACTTCCTAGTGCTTTGAAGGCTCCTAGGACGGAGAGGAACTGTGCATTGGTTTCCCGGTTCTCGTTCCGCAGAACGTAGGCCGGATGCACCACAGACATGATCTTCTTGTCCTTGAGGGCCTCTGCCTGCCTACGGGGGCTCAGTAGGGACCCCTGGACCTTAGTTATGCCCCCTCTGTGGCCTGTGAGGGCCTGGAGCGCCACATTCCCCACCAAGAGGAAGTATTGGGCGTTAGGCAGCGAAATCAGCTCAGAGATCAGCTCAGGCAACTCCCTGTTGATGTCTGCGGTGGTCGGTGTCGGGTTACCAGGTATGTAGTTCTTGATTACGTTGGTCATGTAGACGACGGATGGATCCAGCCCGACCTCAGTCAACGCTCTGCGGAGCTTGCTGCCTGATGGGCCTACAAAGGGCCTACCTTCATGCATCTCTTGAGCACCGGGGGCCTCCCCGATGATGACGAATTCAGCGTCAGTTGGGCCGAAGGCTTCAACTCTCAATGAACTCACCATCACCTAGATGGAACCCATACCAACCCTCGATCTCTGGCAACCCATGAGCCAGGGCATACTCATAAACCGTTTCATGCACACGGGTCCAAGCATCTCCAGCAAACCCGCCGTGGTCAAGAGCATGGGCCGACGACGTGGCGATGATTGGAGTATCTCGGGCAGTTTCAACAAGGTCGGCTATTGCCTTGGTTTCCTCGTCGGTAGCAAAGACTTCAGTTCTTCTCATTTTCTGCCACCTGTTCTCTTACAGCAAGGTCTAGAAGATTCGCCGCTTGTTGGACGAGCTTGGCTAGTTCCACAATGTTCAGATTGATACGTCGGATGGTGCCTTTAGGCGTGACTGCCACTATGTCAGCGGCGTGGTCTGAGTCGCCTGAGCTTACACTGAGTAGGCGTAGGTTGTTCATTTGTTCCTTTCAGTCGTCTAGGTAAACGTCTTTTATTCCCCACTTATTCCCGATGGGAATAAATCTCGATCCTCAACACAAGAGCATGATCCACAGTCACAGCAATCCTCACCGACATCGGGAGAGTGGAACCAACAGGGTTTCATCAGAGGGGATACAGCTTGGTTCGCATCCTCTTTTCAGAGACCCGACTCCGGGTGTAGCGTCTGCAATCCTTGTTCTTGCACTGGAACTTGGCGAAGGTACTGGCCTGCGTCCGGTAGTAGCCTCGGCGCTGGAAGTTCTCGATGCCTTCCGCCCCGCAGTTGGGACAGATGATATGCCAGTCATGCTCGCCGTCAAACAGGCGCTTGAGCCTACGAACGTATGGACGCATATACTGGAAGATCTTCTCAAGCAAAATCACATCATGCTTGTTGTACTCCTCCATTTCCTTGAGTGCTGCTACATCTCCGTGGTAGCAATCGATCCAAAGCTGCATGTCAGTATCGACTTTCTCGCCCAGGTCCCAATGCTGAGCCAGGTAGTCCAGCTTGTAGTAGGGCAATGAGAAGTTCTGCTTGGCGAGACGGAGGGTATCAATCGACTCGTATGGTCCGAGAGGCTCGTCCTGATGGAACACTACCCGAGCGTTCAGGCGCTTGAGATCAAACTGGTCGCCGTTGTGAGCGACTACCACATCGGCATACCTCACAAGATCGGCCAGACTCCGCATGATCCGGGTGTCGTCCTGAGCCAACACTTCTTTCCGAGTGAGCCTGGCCGACATCACTGTCTTTGCTCCCTCCCACTTGGCAGACCAGGTGAGCAGGAAGTCATCCTCGACCATCTGCTCGTAGTTGATGTACCGCTGAGCAGGATGCCAAATGGCAGCAAGCCGAGGGGCGGTCTCGATATCGAAGAAGAGAAGTTTCAGGCGTGTCATGCTAGTTCCTTTCAGTATAATCCAAGAGGGATGGGTCTGCGACAATCATAGCCGCAACATCCTTCTTAGTTTGAAGAGCTCTGAGGACCAGCGAGTCGATAGTTCGCTGATGCTCATGACCTACGGCTACCATGTGTCGGTACGTCACCGGACGGTCTTGTCCGATCCGATGGACACGATCCCGGCTCTGTACATAGTCCTCATAGGCCCAAGAGAGAGAGTGATACACGACCTCACTGGCCGCTGTCAGGCTGATAGCTACTGACCCGGCACTGATCTGGGCTAGGAAGACAGCGGGGCCATCATGCGCCTGAAATGCTGCTACTCGCTCCGTCCGGGCCTTGGCTGGTACGTCACCATGCAGCTCGTAACCTATGGTTGGAAAGAGGGCTCGGGCAAGTGCTTTCCCCTCGTCCCGGAATCGATAGAACACAAGCACCTTCTGGTCCGCTTCGAGTAGCTCTCGGACAGTGTCTACTGTGGCCTCGTGCTTGAAGCGACCTACGAGTTGCTGGAGTCGGAGCGCACGCTCCAATGGATTCTTCACGGGCTTGTCTCCCCACAGTCCACCGTCAACTAGATCGGTGTACCTCTTCCACTCGACCGGGGAGAGTCGCACCGGGACGATCTGATCTATCCAAGGTGGAAGCTCCAGCGCATCTTCCTTTCGGAGAATGAAGCTGTAGGTGCGAATGCGTCGTTTCAGCTCGGCCACATTCTGGTATCCGATGATCTCCTTGTTCATGTAGCCGCCGTACCGAGCATACCTGTAACGGAACTTGGTCCAAGGCTTGTTGTCCCAGATCCCTGGATCGATGGCCTTGTACTGTGAGTAGAGATCTAGAAGGTTTCGGGTGATCGGGGTCCCGGACAGGAGAAAGGTTCGTCGTCCCTTGGTGAGCCGATGCAGTACCCGGCTTCGCCTGGCTGTCGCTGTCTTGATCTTATGGCTCTCATCGATGATGACCAGAGAGGGACCCCATTTCTGAACTGCCTTCTCTACCGCTGGACTCAACAGGGCCTCGTAATTGAGGATGAGCCACCGTCCGGCGTTTTCAATTACCCATGACTTTTCAGTCCGGGTGCCCTCGGGTATGAAGGCGAACTGTCTCTCTTCAAACAGCTCGTGTTCCCAGACACCGATAGCGCTGACTGGACAAACTACCAGGATTCGCTCGGCGTCAATTTCATTCGCAGCAGTGATCGCCGTGAGCGTCTTCCCGGTTCCGGGCTCCATCCACAAAGCGCCACCTGTCTCGTGGTGAAGTAGCGTGGCAACACCACGCTCTTGATAGGGATAGAGAATTCGCATTTCCACGGTGTGGTTTAGCCTCGTTGGCCGAAGTAGAACCCGAGGACTAGGGTCGCCATTTCAATAGTGACCAGGCCCCCAATGAATGCGCCCACCACGCCAAGGGCGAGAATGGAACGGATGCTGCCTTCTGGCAGCCATAGTGGTTGTTCTATATTCAACATGTGTTTCTCCTTTTTGTTAGACAAATGTCTAACATCTAGCTATGCTTCAACTGGATTCGTCTCTTCTGGTCCCCTAGCTTCTTCGCTGTCATGGGGCACATATGGCTCACCTTCTGCACTAGTATCGGACTCCGATAGTTCCACAGACACTTCGGGCACTGGAATAGCTTCCACAACTTCTGCTTCCGTCTCAATGATATCCTCCGGGATAGAGCCTATCCCAATCAGGAGGCTGTCGGTACTCGGGCGGTAGTACACCCAGAATCCAGCAGCACTCTCTTGCATCTTCTCAAACTGGTCCGAAGGAATCTCCACCATCTCCAGCTCAACTTCTTCAAGTAGCAGGACAGTGATGGCGGTGGTGATCCGGGCCTGGATGTCAAGCCGATGCTCGGCAACAGCCGCCCTGCCCATGAAGTGGGCGATCCCTTCCGCCAGCTCGGCTGCCTCCATCGGAGCAAACTCAACGCCATGATTGACGGTGACTGCTTTTTGGAGGCGATCAATTGCGGGCATAACTACGTTCCTTTCGTGGTTGTAATCAGTACAACAGCTAAGATAGACCATCTATTCCAAGGAGTGACAATGAACTTCAGCGAAATTCTCAAAGAGCTCTGGCAACGTAGTGAGGGGGAGACAGTCTTCCTTCCGATGCGGGACGGGCCCACCTGGTACGAACCAGACGGCCTATCCCCTCCTGTAGCAGTCGCTACCGTGAACTGGATGCTCACTGCCCCTCAACAGGTGGACTACTACTTCACGCCGCTTAAGTACTACGGTCGAAGGCGACGGGACAATCTGGGGTGGCCTGGCGTCATCTTTGCTGACTTGGATTACTACCTCCATTTCAAGGGAGGAGGAGCAGCAGCAATCCCGTTGGTGCCTTCCCTGTTGATCGAAACGTCCCCTGGCCACATGCATGGGTACTGGTATCTGGATGATCCTGTCTCCCCGGAGGTATGGGATCCTAAGGCCCGAGAGTGGAGTCGGCAGATCGGAGCTGATCCGGGAGGATGGGATGCGACACAGGTCCTACGGCTGCCCGGCACACCGAACATGAAGTACGAAGCTACCACAGTGCGGTTGGTGGAGCACAACCCCGGGGTTAGCTACTCGATAGACGACTTCCCAGAGCCGAGTAAGTCCCCTGACGTTTCGACTCCGGCCCTTCCAGGGATGCCACTTACGGCGTCGCAGAGTCGGTTGAACCTAGTTGCAAAGAATTGGGACGGACTGCCCCTATCCTCTCGGTACTACCTCACCATGACCAAAGAGGAATTCAGACATGCTGCGATCACCGACCGGAGCGAAATGGTCTGGGGTCTCATTCTGACATTGCTAGAGGCCGGGTTCTCAACCCAAGTGATCTTCGGCATGATGCATGGAGCCCCCTGGGACAAGTACGTCACCAGACCTGGGGTGTTGTGGAATACCATCACGAAGGCGACAGTTTACTGGGCGTAACCTGTAATTGAGGGGTGTGAGTACAGGTTAAACCCTGTAACGTGGATCGATGAGAGTTTCAGTGTTAGCCATAGTCCCTACGCTCGGGAATCGAACCCGCCAAGAGCTCACTCTCTTGCCAAACCTGGTGCGTAGGTCGTTGAGCACTCATAGTATAGCAGGCGGGCGTAGGTTCAAGGGACTCAGGTTCCCTAATGAGGTCGGTACTGGAAAATCATAGTCAGACGTATAGAGGGAAGATTGGACCGATAGGGTCGATTCCACAGACAGACATGTAGAGCAAACTGAGACCTATGGTGATTAGGACAAGGGTGAGTATTACAACGATAGCGATGATGAAGGTGTTGAGCATTATCTTGTTTTCGCTTTCTTCCATAGGTGTTCTTTTGTGACATGACTGATGGCTCGCTTGTGCCAGGTAATGACTTTCCAGGGGGGAAGAATGGTGTCCTCTTCTACCGCAAGAGACACTATCTCTTTGTAGCAAATGTGACATCTCATGAAAAGGGTAGTGCTCATTTTTCTGTCTCCCTGTGGATCCAAACCCTGTTGAAGACGGTCGTGTGGTGGACCGTCAACTCTTCAGCAATAGCCAGGGCTTG